GTCCTAACAATGCTGCAATCTTTGGATCTGTCATTGCCGCCATATGGACGGTAATGTGAGCTTGGTGATCTTGATAAGCAAAGGCCTTGACTGGTTTTTGCATGAGAATGTTTTGATTCTCTGTAACCGGATCTTGTGGCTTTTGATCTTCTGGTAGCGGGATAACCTTCTGTACGTTCTTAATGCCGATTACTTCCATCATCTGACGGTGCAATAAAGGCATGTTGTAGTACTGAGGAGCTGTCTGAGCTAACTGAAGAGCTGCTTGGTACTGAACAATCTTCTGTGCCAACGTTGCCGCATTAGGATCGCTTACAGGGATGACATCAACATTATCGTAGTCTGACTTACGGGCTTTACGGCTACCAGTCTCAGGCTCATAGTCGTAGTCGCTTGGTGCATTATCAGCAATGATTTCTTTGAGCAGTTTTAATTCCTGCTTCAAACTGTAATGGACACGGGCTTGAACTGCCGACATGACCTTTAAGGTGCGCTCAAGGATAGCCAGTGTTGTGCCTACAGGAGCTGCAGCACTCATGTCAGATACTTGAAGATCTGCTGTATTGGCGAAGCGGCGGCCTTCTTCAACAATAGTGTTGAGCAAAGAATACAAGACTTGGCTTGGCTCTTTGTACGGCAATGGCATGATGTTGTCTTTCATCGCACCAGAAGGTACGTCCACATCACGGAATTCACCCGGTGCTATCGGTGTGTCGTCACCTTTGACTCGCAACCCACGGGTCTTAAAGCCACCCGGCAGATTTGAGAGGGATCCTGCATCGACCAGCTGACGTATGATTGAAGTGCCACTTTTAGCATAAGCACCGATAAGATGGATAAGACCAAAACAATAAAAACCAAAACCGGGAATATACCCGTAGTGGACGATGTGTTTTCTCTTTTGGTAGGTTTCATCGCCTTCTCTCCAGTTTCTACGGATTGATAAAACTGTTCCGTTGGATTTTTCAATGGTAATGACATAAGGCAGTGCCATACCAGTCATATTGCCTTCTTCGTCTTGATGCTCAAAGCCGGGCAAATCTAAGTTGGTTTGCATCTCTAGGATTTTGAATCGGTCATCTTGAACCGCACGGAATCCTAGTTTTTCAGCAATTTTCTTTTCAACTTCATCTAAAACGTTTGCTGGGCTACCCAGATCTACGTCACGATAAAAGCCAGAAAGCTGGAGTCGTTGCATGTCATGCTCAGTCTTACGCATCACATGGGTTACACGCTCGGCTGATTCAATGTCTGGAGCGCCATAAGGGACTACGATATCTTCTGCTGGAACGTACAGGGAAACCTGACGCTTAAGGATAGGATCTTCGTAAACCTTTTTAAATGCATTACCCGCTAATCCCAAGCCCCAAAGCATGCGTTCTGTTTCAGGACGATACTCAGTCATGACTTCGGTTAGCTCATAGTTCATGTCATCTTCGACACGCTGGGCTGAATCTTTTTTCTCAGGTGTTTCTTTGCCAATAATCTTGGTGCGCACTGGACCTGCAGCTGGGAAGATAGCCATCATGGTTTCAGCTTGGAACTTTACTAAAGCCTCAGCCAAAAGAGGGTGGTAGACGCCACATGCGCCTTCCCACGGTTCTGATCGCTCTTCAATCTTAAGTCCTAGGAGTTCTAGGCCGTCAACGTAAGTCTGGATCCAATCTTTACGGGAGGCAACGTCAGCATCAAACTCAGCAACTAAGTCACCGGAGATCTGCATCAACTCGCCTTCAGTTAAATACTCAGCTAAGTTTGCGCCGAAGTCATCTGATACTTCGGTCTCTTGTTCTAGAACAACTAACGCTCCATCTGCGGGCGCTTCAATTTCAATCTCGATTGGAGATTCTTGTTCTGCTAGTTCATCAATCCCTTGGGGAGCTGAGTAAATGGCCTTATCAATCGGCATGTTGTTTCTCTCTTAAAAAATAAGCAAATATTGTTCCGGGGAAAATTCCATCGTAAAGCCCAATAATTTCATAATCACCAATAATGGTTTCTTTAAAAGCTTTTGCTTCTTCTAAAGTTTTAAATCCTTTGTGCATTTCATTCATATTATTTTTTTATTTCCTTGCAAAGGTTTGTCTATAAAGCCGCCTTTTTTATAAGTTGGCATTCCATACAATGTTCCAAACATGTGCTGTGGGTCACCGCCAATTCCACCGCCGCCTCCACCCATTCCAGTACTTCCTCTAATCTTGGTAATTTTGCTACCAATATGAACATCTTTTCCTTTTGATCCTACAGGGCTTTCAAATCCACTTGGCAATATTTCTACTGGATGCAACCCTTGTGAAGGTGACATTGTTGCAGGTAATTTGCTTAAAACTTGACCTTTTGTAATATTTCTTTTTGGAATATCATCTGTGGAGTGAACTTCTACGCCTTTTAATTTATTGTTTTCATCTAGCGTTGGAACCAGTTTAGTTCCTAAATACTCATCAGATATCCAGCTTTGCAAACTTTGTGCGGGCTGTGTTTCCATATAAATTGTTTTTGCGCTGCGTGGTTGCATTTCTTGACCAGTTCCGGGCATATTGGATGGCTCTCGAAATCCAGTAGTTGACCCATCAGAATGCTGCGCATATACAGATCCACGTGCTGTTTCAAACACATTTTGTACATCCGGCAAGTTATCTAATTCATCCATAAATTAACTTTACTTAAAAGTCGGGCCTACTACCCAACTCACTGCTGAATACCGCACCCCTTTTGTTACCGAGGTTACCTTGTGTTTTGGGATAATACCTTCCCAGTGGTAGTAAAAGTTATCTAACATTAGTAATATGCCGTCTTTTTCTTTGGCACATAATCATCCCATTCGTCAGATTGTAATCTGATAAAGCCACCTTTTCTAAATCTAATTAATGCTTGGGACGCTGAGTCCACTAAGTCATCATGATCAGAATTAGGAAATGCTGCCATTTCTTCTACGACTTCTTCCGCCCATCTAGTTCTTGGCGCCCAAACCTTACCTGAAGCAAAAATATCCGATATTGAGTTTACACGCATGATCTTATCATTACCCCTTGTAGGAGTAAACTCTTGGACCGGAATACCCATCTGTCTTAACTCATAAACTAATGGTGCTCCAGATGCCTTGGCTTCGACAATCAGTGAGTCTGGTTCCCATTCTTTGTACTGACGTTGAGCTTCTACTTTGAGTTCAGGAAACTCCATTCTTCGTTTAAAGGCATTCAATAGAATGATATGGGGGTTCTTTTCGTTTTCGTCCTTGTAAAAAACTCCCCAAGTTGTGCAAGCAGAATAGTCTGAACGCTCGTTTTTGGTAAATGCCGTATCCCATGATTGAATGATGTATTCACATTTAGGGGCAGCATCACCCTCCCATTCATTCCACCACTCCCTTTTAATAATTGCACCCTGTTCTGAGGTAGGCTGTTGTTGGTACTGGGCTTGCCATTTCGATAAAGGCAATTCTCGGCGCAGTGCACAAAGTTCTTCGTAGCTCCAGAATTCAGGCCAAAGCGGTTTTTCGCTTGGCAAAATTGCAGGAAAGTCGATTACTTCCCATTCATCGCCATCCCTTTCGAGCGCCGCTTTTAGGATTTTTCCGGTTAAATCCCTCAGACTCCAACGAGTCATCACGATCACAATTGCCCCGCCCGGCTGTAAACGTTGCCGTGGACCAGAGGTGTACCACTCATAAACCTTATCGAATACTGCAGGGTCAGATGATGCTAGTGCCGCTTCTTGTTCCGAATGGGGATCGTCAATAATGACAAGATCGCCTCCTTTACCTGTAACAGTACCGCCAACACCAATAGCAAAATACTCGCCATTACCATTGGTACTCCAACGACCAGCAGCTTTAGAGTCAGAACGAAGCCTGACGTTTGGGAATATCTTTCCATATTGCTCCGAATCTACTAAGTTACGAACCTTACGTCCAAAACCCACAGCCAATTCTGCGGTGTTTGAACACTGAATAATCTTCTTCTTTGGGAACTTTCCTAAAAACCATGCGGGTAGCATATAGGAAGCAAACTCTGACTTAGTATGTCGTGGCGGCATATTAATGATCAGGCGTTTGAGCTTCCCACTCGCAATCTCCTCAAACTTCTGAGCCATGACCTTATGATGTCGTCCATCAATAAAGCCGGGCCACATCGTATGAACGAATGCTAGAAAGTCCTTTTGACCTTTCTCCATCTTCTCACTCTCCGCCCATTCCGCAGCGGCTTTTAAAATCTCCGCTTGGTCTTCCGGTGGAAGTTGATTCAATATCTCTTCTAAGTTCATGATCTAATCCTAACGCCTTTAGGTCTTACAGTACGAGCAAGATGTGGCAGACGTACGCAATGGCCTAACTCGCAAAGTCTTTTGATTATTCGTTGGATATTCCCTCGACCTGTTTTCCCGGTCATCAATAAAATTTCGTCAATCGAAGGCCCATAGCCGTAGTCCTGCCAGAACGATTCAATGATCATATAGATCTCTTTTTGTCTTGGAGTCATTTAATTCCATGCGCCTTTTCTACTTTGCGAACATCTGCAATTAACTGGTTAAAGTTAATATCCGTTTCTTGGTATTGAAATAGCTCTTTAATAGCGCTTTCCGATAATGGACGGATCAATTCATGCCTCTCATATACTTCACCATTGTCATAGCAGCCAGTTGTATACCGCACAGTATGGGTTCTTTCTATACTCATTTTCCGCAATCCTCCATTCCCGCACCCAAGTTTCTTGGTGGCCCACCAGCGCCACTTCTCATCATCGGATACGATGAAAGCGCCCAAGCGTCCCTTAACTGTCTAAGCATATTAAGTTCTTGACTCAGTTTAGTTATCTGCTCATCGGCCCATTTCACTCTTTCATCCATCTCAGCTTTCCAGTCATCAAAATTTTTCATATATTTTTTTCTCATTTTTTCAAAGAATCATTGACGGGGGGTGTTTCTTTTT